CTGAAAGTTGATAAACCAGTTAGCGCCTTGGTTGATTACGGTGTTATAAACGACAGACATTTCACTCCTCGGCCACTTCAGATTGAGTCGGTGCAATCATAGCGGTTCCACACTTAGAACAATGCGACATTGCTTTTGGCATTGGCAACCCGCAACCTGGACAGAAGTTTGCGAGCGCACCGAAGTAAGATGAAATGCTGGCCCTGCCAAGTAAATCAGAGAAAGCCTGAACCATTGCGTCAATACGATCGGGTGACTTTGTATCTTGCGGTGTCCAAATCGTCATCTGATCCTCGAGCAAGGCAAACTCCCCGATGTGGTGAATGCGGCCCTGCTCATACATTGCAGCAACTGGTTCTGCACGCAGACGCTTTCCAACATGGGCGCGAATCTCACGGATTGGTAACCCCAAGCGCACCTGCTTTAACACAGCGCTCACCATGTCGCCGCCTTGGTTTACTTCAACCAAAATGCTGTCGGCTTTCCATTCATCAAATACGGACACGGCCTTGCTCGCCCAATCAAGCGGTGATCCACGGAATGAATAGTCGCCGAGAACATAACCGTGGCCTGTTGCATCCGATCCGCAAACAAGAATTCCAGTCTCATCGCTTTCATTAGTATTAGTTACAGCAGGGTCAATCGAAACAATGATGCGAGATAACGGTGGGGCTTTGGGAAGGCGAGCGCGATCAATCAGGCCCTTTGTCCATAGTGCGCCTTCAACATCCTCGAGGATTTCCCCGTACAACTCTTGGCGGCCCAGGCGTGTGCCGTTGTATCGGGCCTGAAGTTCCAACAGGGCGGCTGGGGCAAGGTTGGCCGCGTTATCAAAGGTTGACCCGCGTGTGACCACGACAGAGCCGTCTTTGCGGCCCGCTAAGGCCCGAATGAGGGGCGTTGGCTTGGGGGTGGTGGTAACAATAACCCTGGGATGTTCGCCCAGGCGCAGCCCAAACTGCAACTGATCCCAAGAGTCTGAGTATCGGTAAGAGGCTAACTCATCGCACCAGGCTCCGTGATGTTGTGGGCCACGGAAGCGCTCGGGTTCATCGGCCGAGAAAAGTTTAATGCGCGATCCGTTGTTGAGAATGATCTCACCGTTGTTGCGGTTCCAAGTCTTGAGCATCTTGTATCTACGCAGAACGCCTAGAATTCCTGATTGGCCCTCAGCGCAAGTATCACGAGCATCACCGAATGTTGGCGCTACTATCGCCCAACGCGTCATCGGGTTTTGGATCGCTTCCCACGCTAACCACTCCGCTGCTGTTCTCGTCTTGCCCGCTCCGCGCCCCGCCATGTAAAGCCAGGTCTTCCAACTCCCCTGCGGTGGTAATTGTTCCGATCTCGCCTGTTCCACTTTCCACTTCCAACGGCTCGCTGCTATCCACTCCTCGGAGGATATTGACGATGCGCTCGATGTCTCCATCGATGTCTCGGTTTCCGTCATAATTCACCACCTCTGCTTGGATTCGCTGTGGAGCATCTATCCCCACCAATCTTGCCCTTCTTTCCATCAAACGCACAATCGTACCAATGGCGCGATCATCACCTTTCATGGCCCTGGGCCACAAAGCAACCTGCATCCGATCCAAACGGTCTAACTCTTGCCAGCGAAACTCCTCGGGCGCTTGGGGAACATTGCGCTTCATGATCCGTTCCAGCGCTCGCTGCGCACCTGACGGTGTTGCGTAACCGACCTCTTCGGCTATGCGTTGGAAAGTAAAACCTGCCCTGCGAAGTTCCAGGACCTTCAGTTCCTTTGCTTCAAGTTCCGCAGCCTTCTCCTCGGCTGTTTGTTGGGGTTCTTGTATCACCTCGACTGTAATCTTTTGCTTATCCTCCTCCATCTTTTGCTCAATTTCCAGGCAAAAGTTCCGCAGTCTTACCCGTAAACTTTTCCCATCTCGCTAAGATTACATCGCAGTATTGCGGGTCCAACTCCACCATTCGGCACTTGCGGTTGGTCTGTTCGCAAGCGATAAGCGTGCTACCTGATCCCCCAAAAGAGTCCAAGACGATGTTGCCTGGCTTGGATGAGTTGACGATTGATTTCTGCACCAGTTCAATCGGCTTCATTGTTGGGTGTAGTTCGGATCGGGCAGGGCGTTGGATTTCCCAAAGGTCGGACTGCTTTCGATCCTCCACAGGGCTTAATCTTGCCGAGTCTGCGTTCCAGCCATACCAAATCGGCTCATATTGCGTGTGGTAATCCTTGCGGGATAGAACCAAGCGATCCTTAGCCCAAATCACGGTGCTGCTCCAATGGAAACCAACTTCGCGCAATTGCTTATCTATGACTGGCCACTCTTGGGCAGACATAACCAGGTAGATCGGTGCGCCTGGCTCGCTGTAATCTTTCAGGGTTTTGCAGAATTGCTCAACGAATTCCTCCCATTGGCCTTCGTTCATGTGGTCATTCATGATCGTGCGAACTTTCCAGCCCTGCACATTGTCGTTATCAATCCCGCCGTAATTAACATTCCACGGTGGATCGGTCCAAATAAGGTGTGCCTTTTCATCTCCCATCAAGCGGGTAAAGGTTGCCTCTTCCGTTGAGTCACCGCAGTACAGCAAGTGATCGCCTAACTTCCAAAGTTGACCCAGTTTGGTTCGGTGTTCAACTTCCTCGATTGAAGGGGCATCATCGGGTTCGGGTTGGATTTCAGGTTCAGGTAATTCAAAACCAAGCGCCTCAATATCAAAGTCAGCATCGATAAGTTCCAAAAGTTGCTTTGCCAGGACATTTTCATCCCATTCGGCCAACTCAGCGGTTCGATTATCGGCCAAAGCGTATGCGCGGGCGGTGTCCAGGTCCCAGTCGGCTGGCGTGGTTGTTACATCTATGTGATCCCAACCCAGGCTTTTGGCTGCTTCCAGCGTTCCGTTACCCGCAAGCACCAATCCTTCGGTTGTGATTACAATCGGTTTGCGCTGGCCAAACTTTGTAAGGCTTGCCTTGATTGCATCCAGGTTCTTTTGTGAATGCAGCCGAGCGTTATTTGGGTCTAAATTTAGATCTAAAATTAGCCTTCTCGTTACTTCCATTGCTCGCCTTCTTACTTAGTTAAATTGATCCTTGCGTCAAGTAAATCATCAATGCTGCTCAATAGTAATTCTTTCTTTTGATGCGATAGTCGATTGCCGTAACGATCTACAAGCATGTCTCTAATGTTGCGCAGCGCCTCATCGATCTCCGCAACTGTTACTTCTCCTTCAATAACAATCATGGTGGCGATACTACTATTCGATAGACCCTTTTCGTTTGACCGCGAGCGCGACCACATCCTGTTCAAGATAATAGACATTGCGCCCCACTTTCTGCACCCACACGAGTTGCTTTCGATGTTGTAATTGCCTGAGGTTGTTCATTGTAATATTCAATCGAGTGGCAACCTCCTGGGCAGAGATCAACCCTTCGTTTACCATCCTGGTGCTTCCCCTCGGCTAACTTGAGCCTGACCGCGAGATGCAGAAGTGCGCACAATCTTGGGAACGATACCAATGTCAGTCGCGTTGATTTCCAAAGCCGTTTTATCAACACCATCACGCCCCTTAAATGTAGATTGCTTCATGCTGCCCTGAACAAGAACGGTGTCGCCTTTCTTTAGCGCGTCAACATAAACTTCGCCTTTTTCGCCCCATGTTGTAATTCGGAACCAAATGGTCTCGCCTTCGACCCATTCATCGCCTTTGCGCTCGCGTGGAGTGTGGGCCAATGAAAAGGTCACAAGAGCGGTGTCACCGCGCCCTGTCTTTACATATTTCAACTCAGGATCAGACCCGAGGTTGCCTTTGATTGTTACTGGAATGCTCATGATGTTCCTTCCTCTAGGTTTGTAATCTTACCGTCATTTTGTAATAAAACAACACGGCCGTCAGGTAAATGCATCGGAGTGTTTTCAGGATCAGCCCAAGAAGCAACCATCCAACCTTTGTCAGCGGCGAAGGCTGGGCGCAAATGGATCGACTCGGTTCCAAGGTTGTGGCATTCGTGGTGGACATAAATCAGGTTGCTGGCGGAGTCTTTGCCGCCCCTGGACTTTAACTTGCGGTGGTGAAGGGCCATAGACTCAGAAGCGGGTCGGCCACAGGTTTCGCAGTAGCCGCCCGCTCTCTGAATAACCAGGTCAACGATCGCTTGTTTAATCGTCATCCTCATCGTCATCCCACTCGGTGGGATCAACGGTTGGGTGATCAACTCGCAAAGGAAGGCCAAAAGGGGAGTCCATGCTCATCAATACCAACCTCCTCTTAAATCGGGTCCTGCTTTGCGTTTCCAAAACTCCCAGGCTTGGCATGGAGTGTCGTAACGCTTGTAAATGTATCGAAGCCCTGCGTCAATTTGCACCTGCGGGTCTTTAGGCCGCAAAGGATACTTGTAATTTAACCAGGTGGAGTCGAGAAACTGTGGAATGCCAAAGGCTGACGAATGCGGGTTTTTGGCTTTGTGATTCCAGCCGCTTTCTTTGTGCCACAGCAGATCCAAACACGCAAACTCACGCTTAGCATTGAGCCACTTCGACTCAACTTTCATCAACGCATAAGACTTGGGCGACATTTGTTTTACCTTTTGTGCCTGGGTTAAATGCGGCGCTTGCGCTTCCGCAGAGGTTGCTGCAACAAGTCCAACCGCTAAGGCGGCTGCTAAGAGGACTCGCTTTGGGGTCTTAAAGGCTTACTCGATCCGCCCCTTTCGACAGGCTTCGCAGAGTTGTTCTCCGTAGTGCCACGCACCATAAGCGCAGCGGTTAATCATTTGATCCATTTTAAGTTCCTCTCGGTTCGGGAATGGAGCGGGTTTATTTTACCTTGAGCGCCGTGGAAAGGGGTCCATCAAACACCTTCGCGTGGGCTTTTCCGCTTGGCTCGACCAGCACAATCTCACGCTGTAACTTGGCAAAGCCAAAGTCTGTGAAGCGATCGTAAGCGTGAACAGCATCCACCGCGTTGTTGTAACGCTGAGAAAAGGTTACAGCCCCATCCTCAACCACTTGGATCATGTATTCGTTCACGCTGACTCCTCCTTAAATGTGAAGGAATGCTTGCAGAGTTCGCATTCCACGGTCTGTTCTACATTTCCCCAATCGTCTGTTTCGAGGTCCTCATCCCAAACAGCCGCGCAGGTTTGTTTCTCATCTTGGCAGGTGTTGCACATTTCAGCGCATACCATTTCTCGAGTTATTGTGTGGCCCAGCGTTCCCGACCCATGCCAATATCCCATCACTTGCCCCAGTTCATTAGGAACTGCGTAAACCAAGTCTGAAACCAAGCAATGAACATCTGTAAGAAGGCTTGGTAATCAAAAGCGGGTGCTATTGCGGTCGTAGTTGCCGTGGATGTTTCTGCAACTGTGGGTGTTGGGCTTGCCGCTGCTGATCCACTTACCGTTGGGCTTGGTGTTGGCGTTTGAACTGTTGCCGTTGCCGTATCTAAAGTTGGGTTTGTAGTTGGGGTTGAAGTTGGGCTTGGCGTTGGTGTTGGCGTGATACTTGGCGTTGGGGCTGGTGTTTCATAACAATACTCATAGAAATAATCATCGCTTCGTGTTGTTGTGTAATTCATGTCCACGCCTCCACCTCGCGAAGTTCCCGCAGGACATTCAAATGCCTGGTATTCCGATGTTGCATTCCACGCCGCCTGGGATTGTCCTGGCGCACTTTGAATTCTTGCTACCTCGTTCGCTTGGGCTGTTGGACTGATTGTGGCCAGCGCCAAGATTGCTGCAACTGCTGTTCTTTTCATTTGCCTTCTCCTATCACTCGGTCGATCATTTCATTACAAGATCCGTAGCCCAGCGAGTTGCCGTGTTCGGCCCCCACATAGCAAAGATCGCGTGTTGCGTAACTTATTAACAAGCCCAGCGCTACTGCTGGGATCACTACAAATGCCACGAACCTGCGGCGGCGATAAACTGGTGCGTTATTCATAATTCATCCTTTGCCCTCGCAACGACCACCGATTTGACAGCCGCTTGTAACCCATAGATTGCCATGGCATCGGCCACTTGTAGCCACACCGCCTCGCGCATTAGTGCATTTTTGTGAGATTTACTGAATGGCCGCTCAGGGCGCTCCACCCCGATCTCGCTGTCATAGTTGATCTCAATCTCGACTTTGAACTTATGCATCACGCCCTCCAGGTTTGTGTTTCATAGTTTGTGAGAATCAGGTGGCAATTGAATGCCCGATCCCACACCGTCTGCGTTTCGCAGTTTTGGGTGGTCAAATATGCGCGGCAAAGAAGGACCGCCATAAAGTTGTCGACCCAGTAGGCGTAGCGCCAGTGGAGCATCGGGGCAGGTTCAAAGCGATTAATCTGCTCAATCCAATGGCCGCCCCAAGGCATTGAGGTGTGGACCATTTGCTCGAAGTCCTCCTCGATCATGTGCAGTTTGATTTCGCTCATTTATTTACCAGGCTTGCGTGTAGATCGGCGCAGGGAATGCAGACCCAGGTTAAGAATTGCTCACCGTTGTCGTACTGATACCATCGACCTACGAGGGTTTTGGTTGTGCGCCCGCACATTGGACATTCGTTCATTACTTTGCCTCCCAAGTTGCCATCTCTGTTTTGAAGCCCATGAGATACTTTTGTGCCATTTCTTTGTCGTTACTCATCCAGCAATCCACCACATAGCGACCAGTTTTGGAGTTTGTGAATTCAAACAACTCGCGCAAAGTCCAACCTTCTTTATTTGCCATCAAGACCACCATCTCATCCATGGCCACTATTTTGCGAGGATCGGTTGTATAATTGCGAATCGCATAACCATTTCCAAGGTGTCTTTCATCTTGTAGCGCATTTAATAAATCATCGTAAGTCAATGCAAGGCTTCTCATTAGTTTGCCTCCACTTCGTTTGTTTCTAGAAGTTTCTTGAAGCCTGGGTAATATCCTGCGCGAATATCTCCGTCTACATGTCCTTCGGCATTCTTTTTCCAATGCCATAAATCAAAATGCTGCTCAACACCATTTCGAGTGACTGTGTATTGCATACCGTTTGTTTCAATTGTGTCGCCGTTTGCGTGAATATATTTAGCCATGATCTTTTGCGCCTTCTTTCGTTTGGGGGCTTCCGCCCTGGTAAGACATACCTTGCCGTAGATTCCAAGGAAGTGCAAGTATTTGTGCCACTTATTTCTACTATTTTTTATTTATTTTTCACGCGTGTGGGGCCAGGATTAGAACACCTGTTCGGATTTACCGAGGCCACACGAGGCCGACACAGCCTCGAACGGACCAGGGGTAGGGGTAACGGCCCAAGGCTTTATGCCGCCCCGCACAAAGGCACACACGGCCTAGTCCTTTCCCTCGGCGCAGTTGAAGCAGATCGGTTTGCTATAACCCGCCGCCTGGTAATTCCAATAAAAGGATCGGCCGCATTCCGTGCATTTCATTATTGAGCCTCCTGCTTTATTTGATCCGCAATGAAAAGCCGCGCTTCTTTATAAGTTCTGAAGTCCTCGATGTGATTGCTGCCAAGCCCCACGGTCCACCAGCCGTTGTCTTCCATGCGGACTGCGTAATAACGCCCCGACTGATAAGAACCCGCTCTGATCCGTTTCATGATTTCACCAGGCACAGTCCCAGGATGTGTCGGCTGGCGATCTCCGCCTTGGCCGCAGCCTTGGTTGGCGCATCCTCGATCACAAAGTTGTCGAACCAGTCAGGGACCCAGGTTCCGTTGATCGGCTGGCATTCGGATCGGTGGTAAACATCCCAACCATCCTCGTGCTTCCAATAAATCAAATCGCAGCATCTACGAGGGTTACTCATGCTTTGATCTCTCTTGAGTCGATAACAATTGCGCTGCTTCCAAATAGCGTGTTATTGCTTACCGAGATGAGAGCCTTTGCCCCATCAAAGTCGTTGCGCAGATCTATCCGAACATCAATCAAGTGCGCAGGTGATTCGGCAATTGCATCGGTGAGGAAGCGAACCAAGGAAGCCGCCTCCCGCTTGCTCATCTTTGTTACAACAGTTGTGTTGTTTAACAGGTTGTGAGTTCTTGATTCAGTTGCGGTCATTATTTTGCCTCTCTAGTTTCAGGAAGTTTTCTTTCGATTGAATCTGCAACGCGAAGCATCTGACGAGCATCTGCTCGATAACCAGCAACGCTTTCTCCATCGCGTTTTAATTCATCGGCTCTCATAAACATATAATCTGCTTCGTCACGGATTTCTATGATGAGTTGACGCGCACACTCGTTTGATAACTTTATGCGTGCCTGACCGTATTGAGCATCTAGCGCGTCATAAACTTTGCGCTGAATGGAACCAGGAGTTTTATCCTCGCGGTCATCTAACTGGGACTGCAATTCCTGCCAAACGATCTTAGGTAGATTTACCTTGATCATCTTGCCGCCTTCTTTCTCTTGGGGGCTTCCGCCCTGTTGAGACATACATTGCCATGGATCGGACAAGAATGGAAGTATTTGTGGCACTTATTTTGACTATTTTTACGCGTGTTATCCTGTGAGTTTTATCCACATTCGGACAATTAGGACCTCCAAAGCCCAACTTCCAGGAATGGGGCCGATCCGTAGACCTTCATGGCATTAATTTCCGTGACCTGGCCGTCATCCAAATAAGCGATGGCCGTCATCGAATCAAGAACGGCGCGGATTAACTTGTCGAGATCGGGCGCAACTGTTGGTGCTGATCGTTTTACTGTTTTTGGTTTTGGCATTGAGAAAAGTAAATCTAATTTAACCGCACCAGGTTCAGGGGTGCATCCAGCGCGGCGTGCTTCGATCGCAACTGCCGCTCGCCAAACTGCTAACTCTGCTCCCTTGTTATGAACTACATGGCCGTTGAAAACTCTCATCGAACCTTGCGGAACAGGAAGTCCGTCTACTCTGAAACTGATCACACCTCGATTGTAACCGCATCATAGAAACATGACCACTTCTCACGACCTGCTGCATCAACAAGGGATGCGTCAATGAAACCTGCGTAGTCGGGTTCAGATACGGACTTAACCAACCAGCGATGATCGCCGATGACAATTGTGTCACCGCTCTGCACCAGGGTCGGCATAACGACTCGTGTACTCATTTCAACCTCCAAGTTGTAATGGTTACGAGAAGTGTAAGGCTTACATGTGAGTTCTGTCATCTTTTCAGCAGTTATTTTCGTAAAGATTTCA